GTCACCCTCGGGGCACTGTCAGAGGCGATCGTGATTGCTTTCATTATAATCAGCGGCGCGGTAAGCTGATGGCGGCTAAGTCCACAGTCAACGCGGCTGGCAACTATACGAAGCCGACCATGCGGAAAGCCTTGTTTCAGAAAATCAAGGCAGGCACAAAGGGCGGCGACCCGGGCGAATGGTCTGCCCGAAAAGCGCAACTGCTGGCGGTGGAATACAAGAAAAAAGGCGGTGGGTACCGATGAAAGCCCCGCAGAAAAGCCTGAAAGATTGGGGATCGCAGTCCTGGACAACAAAAAGCGGTAAACCATCGTCCGAGACTGGCGAGCGTTATCTGCCTGCCAAGGCAATCAAAACCCTGACCGCGGCTGAGTATGCGGCAACGACCAGGGCAAAGCGCGAGGCTACGGCCAAAGGCCAGCAGTTCGCCAAACAGCCTAAAAGGATTGCTGAAAAGATCAAGGGGTTCAGATGAAAACTCCAGCCTACGCACGCAAGGAAGGCCAGAACCCAAAGGGCGGTTTGAACGCTAAAGGTCGCGCTGCTGCCAAGGCCGAAGGAATGAATCTAAAGCCGCCGGTAAAGTCTGGCGACAATCCGCGCAGAGCATCGTTCCTAGCCCGTATGGGCGGCAATGCTGGCCCTGAATACAAGGACGGTGAGCCTACCCGCCTGCTGTTGAGCTTGAGGGCGTGGGGGGCATCCTCGAAGGCTGACGCTCAAGAGAAAGCAAGGAAAATCTCAGCCCGAAACAAGGCGAAGAAGTAATGCAAATTCCAATCCTCAACGGGATTTATACCGACAACACGCCAGAGCTGCGCACCAGCTATCCGGTGAACCTTGTGCCTGTGCCAAAGCAGTCGGGCATCAGTAATGGATTTCTGCGTCCCGGCGATGGAATCGTGGCCAACGGAACAGGCCCGGGCATTGACCGCGGCGGCATCAACTGGCAGAACGTTTTGTATAGGGTGATGGGCACCAAGCTAGTTGAGATATCCAGCGCAGGCGCTGTGACCGTCCTGGGCGATGTGGGTGGGCCTTTAACCGAGGAAGTCACCTTTGATTACAGCTTCGACCTGCTGGCGATTGCATCGGGTGGACGGCTTTACTATTGGAGTGGGACAACCCTAACCCAAGTGACCGACCCCGACCTCGGAGTGGTGCTTGACTTCTGCTGGGTGGATGGTTATTTCATGACCACCGATGGCGAGTTTTTGATCGTTACAGAATTAACAAACCCGCTTTTAGTCAATCCGCTGAAATACGGCAGTTCTGAAGTTGACCCTGATCCAATCGTTGCCCTGCTCAAACTCCGCAACGAGGTCTATGCGCTCAACCGCAACACCATCGAGGTATTCGATAACGTGGGCGGCGAGCTATTCCCGTTTGCAAGGATCGACGGGGCGCAGCTACAGAAGGGCGTCATCGGAACGCAAGCGTGTTGCGTGTTTATTGAGCGCATCGCGTTTTTAGGCAGCGGGCGAAATGAAGCACCCGGCATTTATGTGGGCGCAGCAGCGGTCACGCAAAAGATAAGCACTCAGGAAATCGACCAAATTCTTTTGCAATACACTGAAACGCAGCTATCTTTGGTGAAGCTGGAAGTCAGAAACGACAAGAACCACCAGCACCTATACGTTCACTTGCCAGACCAAACCTTGGTTTATGACGCATCAGCATCCGAGGCTTTTCAAATGCCTATCTGGTTTGTCTTGGTGAGCACCTTGTCAGGTCTATCGCAATATCGTGCTCGGAACTTGGTATGGGCTTACGACAAATGGCTGGTCGGAGACCCGCAATCTAGCAATATCGGCTATCTAGTGCAAGAGACAGGCCACCACTGGGGCCAGCAAGTCCGCTGGGAGTTTGGCACGATAATCGTATACAACCAGAGCAACGGCGTGATCTTCAATGAGATGGAACTGGTCAGCCTTACCGGAAGCGTGGCTCTGGGCAAGAACCCGCAAATCAGCACCAGCTACTCGCTCGATGGCAAAGCCTATTCACAAGAACGGTTTATTTCAGTCGGAACAATCGGAAATACTAAAAAGCGGCTTGCATGGTTTCAGCAGGGCCATATGCGCAACTGGCGCATTCAGCGATTCCGTGGCGATAGTGACGCGCATGTTTCTTATGTCCGTCTCGAAGCGCAGATCGAAGCATTGGCGTATTGATGGCAACCGCTCCTGTTTCCCGCAGGCTTAATTTAACGCGAGACCAGCTTGCTCAGTTCCTGACTGACCAGCAGCAGATCAGGCAGTTTGAGTTGCTGTTTTCTACGGTTGACACCTTGCAGGTGATTGTTGGAACTGATTTTGAGTTCCAGGCAGATACTGCAGCAGCCACCGCAAACGAAGCTCTGGCCCAGATCAACGCATTGGCTCAAGAGTCCGCGGTCAGCACAGCAGTTATTGATGGCAAGACCACCTTAGCGCTTGACCAGATTTCTGCGCTGGCACAGCAAACCTCTGTGAGCATTGCGCTGGCCGAGAACAAAGTCAATCAAGCACTAACGCTGGTGGACAATCTGACCAAGGCTGTTGAGGGCTTGCAGATGACGCCACCGCAAAGGGAGTTTAAGCGCAGCAGGTACGGTTCGTTCTACGACACCACCACTCAAGTTGCTACGGTTATAAACACGGCCACGGCGATCACGTTCAACACAACTGATTTAAGCCAAGGGGTGTTTTTATCAACTACCTCAAGGGTGATGGTGGACACCGAAGGAATCTACAATTACCAGATTTCAATTCAGCTTGATAAAACCAGCGGTGGAACTGCAGAGTTTTACGTTTGGTTTCGGCTAAATGGAGTTGATGTAACAGACAGCGCAAGCCAGATCAGGTTGCAGGGTAACAATGCAGAAATCTTTTCTTCACTCAATTATTTTTTTGATCTGAAGTCTGGAGACTATGTGGAAATCATGTTTTCAGTAACTGATGTGTCGGTTCAAGTTGCTGCTACTGCTGCGGCTGCGCCGCATCCAGGCATACCGTCCATCATTCTTACTGTGTCAAATAATATCGGAGGTATCCAATGACCGTGTCTATTAAAGTGCTGATTCCAGCAAAGCAGGCAGAAAATGCCCAGACCACGCAGTACACCGCTACTAACTGCAAGACTATCATTGACAAGTTCACCGCCACCAACACCGCGGCAGGCAACGTCACGATCAGCGTCAACCTGGTGACTGCAGCAGGCAGCGCAGCCGCATCAAACCTGATCGTGGACGCGCGAAGCATCGCGCCGGATGAGACCTACACATTCCCGGAGCTGGTGGGGCAAGCGCTCGACCCGAGCGGGTTTATCTCAACGATTGCCAGTGCTGCAACATCATTAACCATCCGAGCCAACGGGCGAGAAATTACTTAGGGGTAGAACATGAAAGAATTTATGATGATTCCGAGGGGCTTTAATGGCTTGCCAATGGATGAGGAATTTCTGACCACGGCGCAAAACAAAAAGAACTACGCCATCGCGGTGCAGGATTGGAACTATGGCCCCGAAATGCCGACGAATGAGCCAGGTGCAAACAAGGAATTCTACGTAGGGCTGGCCGAGGCGATGCAGTGCGATGAGAAAGACGCTCGGCGTAAGCATTGCTCGAACTGCGAGTATTACGACAACAGCTTTATGACTCAGGTCCGGATCGAACGAATCCCGATGGCGACTTATGACAAAGGCGCAGGATTCAGGGGGCATTGTGAAAAGCTGAACTTTATCTGTAACGACATGCGGGTTTGTCAGGCGTGGGAAGACCGCGAAATGGAAGATTGACCAAATGCTGGAATGTGCGAAAATCACCCCGCTGAGTTCATCTGGCAGCCAGCGGCCCTCTCTTTTAGGAGTTGTGCATGACTGATGAATTGCGAGAAAACCTGACAAAGGTTTTTATGCTACCCAAACCAGCCGTTGAATGGCTGATTATGGTGTATGACGCACTCCAAGTCTTTGATGACGTTGCGGATAGCGACCCCGTAGAGCGAAAAGACCTTAATGCGACCATCTGGAATACTCTGGTGGGTATGCACCAGAACGCATTTTTTATTGCCAACAGCCACCATTTAACCCCTTTGCTGGCCACAATGATTCTGAAGTGGCAAGCCTCGGACACAGCAGAGCGCAATAAACAGGCGGATGCTAAATCATTTGTCTGGCGTGCTGGGTATTACGACCTAATTTTGATGGCGGTATCCCTGCTACATGGGGCTGAATACGCCGCAACGCATGGTCATCATGTGATGGCTTTGTATGGTGAGAAATTTGAAGATTACATGAAGGAGTTTGGCAATGCCTGATCCGATCACAGGTATGATTGTTGCTGCCGGGTCTTCACTTATCGGCAGCGTTATGCAAGCCGATGCTGCGGAGTCCGCTGCGCAAACCCAGGCTGGCGCTTCGCAGGCTGGTATCGCAGAACAACGTAGCCAGTTTGATGCAGTTCAGAAACTGCTCGCGCCATACGTTCAGGCAGGAACTGGTGCGATTAGTCAGTTCCAGCCTTTTCAGCAAGCAGGCCAGCAGGCATTCCAGCAGCAGCAGGCGCTTGCTGGTTTGCTAGGTCCGGAGGCGCAGCAAAAAGCAATTGCTGCCATTGAAGGTGGTGCTGGATATCAAGCACAAATTCAAGCTGGCGAAAAGGCGCTGCTTCAAAATGCCTCGGCTACCGGTGGTTTGCGCGGCGGCAACATTCAAGCGGCTTTAGCGCAATTCAGACCGCAAATGTTGCAAAGGGCTATCGATCAGCAATATGGCAGACTCGGTGGCTTTGCAGGCGCTGGAATAGGTGCCTCTGAAGCGTTGTACCGAGGTGGGCAGGCATCTGCGACTGGTCAAGCATCGCAGGCTCAGGCGCTCGGCACAAATGTGGCTACACTGCTGGGCCGGGAAGCTCAGGCAGTTGCCGGTGGTCAGTTGGCGCAAGGCAGGGCATTTGGTGCTATCCCGTCAGCATTTGCCTCTGGACTCGGAACCTACGCGAGTCAGGGCGGTAACTTTGGTGGAAATCCATTTGCACAAGGCAGAACATTAAGCGGAATATACGGCGCAGAAAACGTATATGGCCCTGGTGGGGGCGGATTGTTCCCAGCCCCTATAACTACCTTTGAAGACCCTTAATATGGCCCAGCCCTTTGACTACGGCGTTAATATCCCTGACCCTGCGCAGGCTTTTAAACAAGCATTTGAGATGGGTGCAGTCATTACTAACCAGCGTCTTGCGCAAGAAGAAGCTCAGAAAAAACAACTACTTCAAACAGAACTTGCGAATCTGTACAACAACCCAAACGCACCCGCGACAGATTATGCAAGAGTAGCGGCATTTTTACCTAAAGATCAAGCAGAAATCGTAACAAAAGGTTTTGAAAGAAAAACCAAGGAGCAACAGCAAAATGATTTGCTGATGGGTGGCCAAGTTTATAGCGCCATCAAAGCAGGCAGCCTAGATATTGCAGAA